CATTCTCTTTTACAACCTTGAGTACACTGTTTACCCTGCTTACCAATTCGTCTTTGTGTGAGATCAGGAATATGTTCTTCTTCTGTGTCCTGCTCATGTCTTTGAGAACTGCCATGGAACTCTCAACACCAGATATGTCCATGCCTGCGTCCACAAGTTCGTCAATGAACAGCAAGTTGATCTGTTGATAAAGGCTTTCCCACACATCTCTGAATGCCCAACTCAGGCTTAATATCAATCTGTTCCTCTCACCTCTGCTTAGATTATCGAAATCCAGTTCTCTGCCCAGTTCTTCGATACGCACACTTAGGTCTGATTGGAAAGTGACCGTGTGTGGCAGTTTTACTTTTCCTAAGAAGTATGCCAATCGCTGATTCAAGTATGTTAAATTCTGTTCTATGATTCTTGTTCTTATGAATGAATCTTTCGCTGTCAACAGTTTGTACAAAAACTCTTGATGTCTGTGTAGGTCTTCTAGTTCGTTGGCTTTTTCGTAGTCGATATCTTGTATCGCAGATTTCTTCATTTCTGCGATCTGTTCTGCATAGGTATCTTCTTTTTTCTCTGTCTGATCCAACTGTCGTATGAGATCCTGTAACGATCCCTTGTGATTGTATGCCTCGTCTATGGTGTCATAGTACGTGTCTGGCACTTGCCCTAGGTCTCCCACCTCGTCAATGCCTTTTTGTATTTCTGCAAGATCGCCTTTTAATTTTGTTACGTATTCTGTTGATTCTATAAGTTGTGTTTTAAGTTTTCCAACCAAGAGCTCGTGCTTGTCGTCGTGCAGTGATTGTTCACATGTGGGACATTTTTGTTGTTTAGTGTATTCTAGATCTGCTTGAGTTTTGGTCACCGTGCTTTCGGCTTTGGTCAATGAATCCTCATGGTACGCCCTCTCTTTCTGCAGACTTCTTAATGCAGTCTGCATCTCGGCGTGTTTCTGTAATTTCTTGTGTTTGGCTATCTCTATCTCACTGTCCACCTTCTCTAATTCCGCAATCGCCTCCTGGAAACTTTTTACATCATCTTGTTTTTGTTTGGTCCAAGCGTTTGATCTTATCTGCAGACTCTCTATGGATTCTTGTATTTTTTCATTACTAGTGACCCTGGCCTCAATTTTTAATTTTTCTTCTGTCAGCATCTGTTTTGTTGCTTTTTGTTTTTCTTTCAGAAGATCTGCTTTCTGTGACAGCAGTGTTATACCAAGCAACTGTTCGATTATTTCTCTTTGCTCGTTTGCCTTGGTCGATAAAAATGGTTGTGTGTATGTGTTTAATGCAATTATGTTTTTAAACATAGAATGAGTCATGCCCATTAATTTGTTTATTTCTATTTGTGTTTCTCTGTTCTCACCTTGTGCTTCGTTGCTTTGTGTATTTTGTTCAATGTTGTTTGCATAGAACTTGAATATTTGTGGTTTCCTTCCTCTTTCAATAGTGTACTCAACATTATTCTTTACAAACTTTACCCCCACCAACATGCCCTTCTCGTTGGTCTTGTTAACAAGATTATCTCTTCTTATGTTTGTCAATGCTTCGCCAAAGAACACATATGACAATGCATTTATGATTGTAGTTTTACCTGTACCATTCCTAGCACCGGCATCATCACCACCTAGGTCCATGTTCTCACCAATAACCAGTACTAGGCTCTTATTAGAGAAGTCAATGGCCTGGACTTGATTGCCCACACTCATGAAGTTCTTTACTGTAAGTTCTTTAATCGTTAACATTCTTTTTTCTTCTACGTTTCTTTTTGCCAAAGTTCTCTATTGCCTCGTAAACTTCTGGAGGCGTTGAAAGTGTGTGCTGTTCAACCCATCTCTTGTAACCTTTTAGCCACTGTTCTTGTGTAACGGGCTTTGCCATTCGATCCAGCAATGATTCTTTGTTTACATCCTCTTCCAGTTCTCCTTTCAGGACTCTGATCAATTTTCTTTTACTAATTCGTGACATCTAGATCGTTGTAAATTGCTGTCAATACGTTCTTGTCATAGACTTCCGAATCTACTCCTTGTAATTGTTTGACAACGATTTGATCAACGCTGTCAAACTTCTGCACTTCCACCAGTGGTTGCCGTGCGTTGTCTACCTGCTCAGGTATCAGTTGTAGTTCTCTCAACTGGTATTTGTCTATGAATGTTTCTCTTACGAAGTTTGCTTCCTCGTAACTGATTTTTATGTCTAGTGTTACCCGCACATACATTTTTGGTTTTAGGTACTTGTCTGGATCTTCTAGTAGTTCAGACACCTTGATAGTGATGTATCTAGGCATCTCTGGCCAATTGATATATTTAGGTTTGCCACCCATTTCTATGATCATCATGCCTCGATCGTCGTCCCATGCGTCTGCATAATTGTGTGGAAATGCGTTGCCCATGTAAGTTACGTTTTTCATTATTTGTCTTTTATGGAAGTGTCCTGAGAACACTTGTCCACAGTTGGCAAAATGATCCGTCTGTATNCCTCCAACGTCAGGCATNTCCACCATTGCATTCATTTTAAAGTATGGCAGTTCAAAGTGTCCAAACACATATTGTTGTTTCATTTTTTGAATTTTCTTGTATTCATCTCCCACTATCCATGGGATAATTGCAACATCGTCTTCAACTATCCATTCATTAACAAGATGTATGTTTGGAATATTTCTAATAAATTCCATAGAATTAATTTCTCTTTTTTCCCTGTAGAATAAATCATGATTGCCCATGATTACATAGACTTTTTCGAATGCCGCACCTAGTCGTTCCATGTTAGAAACTGTGTAGTTCATGGTGGAAACATTTGTGCTGGCTCTATGGTGATGCCAGTCACCTAAGAATATACAGGTCTCACAACCTTCTGCTTTGGCCTGTTCTATGAACCAATGGATGAATTCTTCACAGTCGTCGTTGTGTACACGACTGTTGCCCTTCATGCCAAAGTGTATGTCCGTGAAACATGCTACTTTCTTAAAAAACATGTGTTACCATCTCTTCTTTACAATAGGTTTGTGATTGGTCATGTCGACCTTTTTAGAGTTGACAGATTGGAAGTCCTCAGAATTAATTTTACCTTTTTTCTTGAGGACCTTGTTTAATTTTGCAATTCCGGTTTTGTTTACTTGCATGACGTCCCCGTGTGCGGTCTTCATCTTTTTCTGATATGAAGGGCCTGCTACCTCGTTCTCGGTCTGTCTAGTGAAACTTGGCATCATGCCGTTGAACTCCAAGAGGTCATCCCTGATCGATTGGTTCTTCTTTTCTATGTTCAGTATCCTCGTAAAACTGTTCGTGATCGCCGCGGTGTAGTAAGCGAAAGGATTGTCCGACTTAGATTCATCAAACTGCAAACCGATCTGACTCAACTGCATCAGTGCCTGTGATTGCATCTCGTCATTGTAGGTGTAACCCCTCCAGTTGGCCCTGGTACCATATCGTTCACACAACTTCATGTACATCATGGCCAGTTGGTTGGTCATCTTTCCATGATCCACGGAGAAGTTCCCGTTGCTCATTCCGCCAACCCAGTGCGATTTGCCCATGCACACGAGTTTGCCTTTGGTGTCTAATTTGTAGTGTTGGAAAGGGGGGAAGTTGACTTTGCTGTGATGATCCGCAGTGGTCTTGGGGTTCTTCTTCCTTTGGTCATCCATGGGCACGTGGTCAAACATCATGACCCTGAAAACCAGATCCGTCTTGTCGATTTTCCTTGGTGATACTGTGTAGTCGACCAGTTTAATTTTTTTCTTGCCCTCGGCCTTGGCCTGTTCCCATGCCTCTTGGGTCAGTCTCTTGGCCTTGTTCTTCTTTGCCTCTGCAATGGTCCTCACGTTGACTTTCTTCAAGTTTGGCACTATGATATCATACTGGGCATCTTCCGGTGTAACATACGAACAGTAGGTGTTCTTGCTGGCATGTATCTGTGCCAACAGATCTCGATTGTTTAGGTACTTGACTCTCTTCATGGTTCCTTTGCTTTATGTTATTGAAAATGACCACAAACAGGTCTGTTGAATCGTGCCGTATGGTGAATTAAGTGTGCCTAGAATAATGCCTATAAATACAGTTAAAGTATACAAAATTTTACAAAGGAAAGCAACCATTAAGATGGCATTTGGAGAAATAGGAAAAATAGTCAAGAACGTAGGGACAGGCATATTCAACAGGGCCCTGGCCAGGCTCACTGGTGCAGGTATTTCCACGGACTCGCGAATAATAAATGCCCGGGCAAAATGGTCAGGACGTAGCGACAAGACCGACTGGCGTGTGCGTCTACAAGTGCCAGATGGCCCACTGACAAAGTTCTTTGATTTCGACAATAATCCGATTATGAAACCGTTAGCGTCATCAAAAGGAATTTTTTGGCCTTTGACACCGATGATGCAAATACAACACCAGGCTTCATACAATCCAATGAGTATGGTACACAGTAATTTCCCACACCAGGCTTACCAGAACTCACAGGTTGATTCGCTGAATATCATTGGAGAATTTCCAGTGCAAAACAGTGAGGATGCCAAACACTGGGTCGCAACAGTGAATTTCTTGCGTACTGCGACCAAAATGTTTTTTGGCAGTGATGCGGGCCTCGATGGACTCAAAGGCAATCCGCCACCGATATTGCACCTTTATGGATACGGAGATCACATGTTCAACAGGGTACCTGTTGTGGTTAACTCGTTCAACGTTGAGTTGAGACAAGGAATCGACTATATCTCGACCAAACAGTCTGAGGTATATCAACAACAGTTTTACGACGAGTTTGACCCCAACGGTAGCGAAGCACAATCCTGGGCACCAACAGTTTCGAATATATCAGTGCTTATCACACCAATCTACAGCAGAGAATCTGTTAGAGATTTTTCAATGAAGAAATTCGTTCGTGGTGAGCTCAACGGCAAAGGCAACGAGGTTGGATTTATCTAATGGCCAAGTATGCTAACACATCACCATATTTTGAAACAGAGGAGATAGCAAACTATCTTGACATATTGACTCCTCGGACGCTCACTGCAGAAGATGACGACCAGAGTTACACTATAGAGAGAACCTATGCGTACAGGCCAGATCTACTTGCATATGACTTGTATGGCACACCGAGACTTTGGTGGGTGTTCGCTCAGCGTAACCCAGATCAGATAGAGGATCCCATATACGATTTCAAACCAGGAGTGACGGTTCAACTGCCAAAGAAAGAGAACCTACTCAAAGACCTGGGGATATAACCCATGGCAACGACTTCTAAGAACGCTCGGTCATCCGCTGAACCAAACGTGTTGCACAAGTTCGCCTCATACAACACACTGTTCACACTGTCCGCACTCAGCACCAGAGAACTAAGGAATCCCAAACAGTTTTTCGAAGGCAAACCACACGACATCATAGTCCAGAGTGGTGGCATAGGGCCAGACGCCAACAGGCACGAAGGACCTCCCAGTGAACAAGGACAAAGATTTTCAGCACAGACCAAAGCAACTCTCAAAAAAAACAAGGGCATGCAAGATGCCATCAACAGAAGCACTCTGGAATTCATCAAAAATAACGATCTTTATTTCAAAAGCGTTGAACTGACATCTATCCCCGGGTACAATGAGAAGAGACGTCTTACCAGTGTAGCGTACATCAACATGGAGTTGGTCGAACCTTCCGGCATCACGCTCATAGAGAAGGTCAAAGCGGCCGCGGCCAACAACGGCTTTATAGATCACTTGGATGCACCATACATGCTTACTGTAGAATTCAAAGGTTTTGATGAGAGTGGATCAGACATGCAGATCGATAGCAATTTCACCAAAAGAGTTATTCCGATAAAATTGGTCACAATGGACATAGATGTCACTCAGGCAGGATCCGTATACAAGATTAAAGCAATACCCTACAACGAGTTCGGACTGGTAAACAACTTCATGTACCCGAGGACCAGCGGCACATTAACATCAAGCGGATTAGTCACCACGTTCCAAGACGCCGTGGCAGATCTGCAAAGGATACTGAACGAACAGAACAAGGATGAGCAGACCAAAGGCTTTAACGTGTTCCCTGATCAGTACAACATATCGATCAGCGAAGATCTCAATCCCGGGGCGGAACTCCAATACGAGGTATTGCATCAGGCCGGGATGACACAAAGGAAAGAATTTTCAGGAGAAGCAAACGTGTCAGATGCATTCACCATGGACTACATACGATTCAATCCAGGCGTCAGCCTTTTGAAATTGTTGGAAGACCTTATGAAGACTCACCCAGACTTTGAGGCCAAGAGTTTTGACGAATGGGTCGGAAAAATCCAAGGCGCGGACTCGGGAACCATAGGCGATCCTAACTCAGGCCTTGCAACCCATTTCAAGTATTTCAGAATACGTACGGGCGTGGAGTTGACGACAGATTTTGATTCCGTACGACAGACCAACGCCAAGATCATAAACATAGTGGTGGAGCCGCACTACATCAATGCATACAATCTGGCCGTGGCTGGCGTGCACCAAGACAACAAGTACAAGCAATACGTTGCGAAAGAATACAACTACATCTTCACGGGCGACAACGTGGACATATTGGATCTGGACATCAACTACAAGGTGGCCTACTTCCAATCTCGATTGAAGTCACTGGAAGGCACCACTGGATTTAACGTTGACAAGGATGCAACAGATAAAGATACAAGTTCTCCCGTTAACACTGATGACAAGGGACTTCTTCCAAACAAAAGTGAGACAGGTATTCACCAGAGTGCCTCCAACAGGACAGGACAGGCGGACGCCAGGGTGGACCAGTTCTTCGACGCCATCACGAATCCACTTGCTGACATGGTGGTAATCAACATGAACATATTGGGTGATCCGGCATGGTTGGGACAGAGTCAGTTTATCCCGGCCACTCCAGTAAACAACAATGGCAGTAGCAAAGACAACAACATAGACTTTTTTCATTTTCAGAAAAACAATATATGGAATCCAAAACTAAAATGTTACAATTATGATGTTGCAGACGCAGTGGTAAATTTGGTTTTCAAAACACCACAGGATTTCAATGACAAGACCGGCGTTTACCAAATATCCGACGACCAGCGTCAGGTGTTCTCTGGACTCTACAAGGTGGTACAGGTCCAACACAATTTCACGGATGGCCAATTCACTCAGAATTTAACAATGGTACGTTACAACAACCAGGACAACAAAGTCACTGTGACCAAAAATCAGCAACAAACAATAAAGGACGGTGTGGTGACAGGGCTCGTGAATCAGTTTGAACAGAGGCGGCAGGACATAATTAGTGGAGAGATAGGATCATCATAATGGTAGGCAGAGATTATTACAAGGGACACGCATCGACATCCAAGGCACCGGGCATAGATAAGTCATGGTCGGAAACCAGTCCTGGACCATACATAGGGGTGGTCATGAACAACATTGATCCTCTCAAAATGGGCAGACTGCAGGTCAACATTCCCAGCCTCAGCAAAACCAATGATCCGGTCAGTGGAAATCTTATCACTTGTGAATACCTCTCTCCTTTCTATGGCGCGAAAGACACGAAAAACATTGTCAAAGGAGCCACCGACTACAAAGACAGTCAGCACAGTTATGGATTCTGGGCAGTGCCACCTGACATAGGCACCAGGGTGTTGGTGATATTCGCGGAAGGCAAGATGGAACAAGCGTTCTGGATCGGTTGTGTGCAGGAACCGTTGACAAATCAAATGACACCCGGCATTGCATCAAGCAAATCCACGCACGACGCCCTGGATGGCACATTCGAGGGAGCGGATGCAGGATTCCAAAGCGACAAAAAATCAACTTATGGTACATTGAATGTACCAGCAGGTGAAGTAAACAGGACCAACGAAAAAGTTAATCCCGGTGGCGGACAGACACCAAAGGGTATAGACGAACTGAAAAGGCCCATACATCCTTTGGCCGAAATATTATTGAAGCAAGGACTCAGTGCAGACGATATAAGGGGAAACACCTCTAGCTCGGCACGTAGGGAAACACCTAGCCAGGTTTTTGGTATCAGCACACCAGGCAGGAAAGACACTTCGACTCCGCGAGTGAAAGTTGGCACCAAGGACGCAGAGACCAAAGATCACGTCACAAGGACAATTGGGCACACGTTCGTAATGGACGACGGTGCGGTAGACGGCACGAACCAACTTACAAGATTGAGGACTGCGTCTGGACACCAGTTGCTGATGCACGACACCGATGGTGTGGTGTACATAGCCAATGGGTCGGGCAACGCATACATCGAGATGCAGAGAAACGGCAGGATAGATGTGTATTCTGGCATTGGGGGGATTAACCTGAGGACCGAGGGTGACTTCAACCTACACTCTGACTCCAACATCAACATGCACGCAAACGGACAGATCAGGATGAGCTCGGCCAAGGAGATGCTACAGAGTGCTGATGCGATATTGACCATCGGCGAGAAGGGGGTTTTACAAAGTTCACCATCCGGAGGCATACAGAGTTTCGCCAAGTCGGCTATATCATCATTCACACTGGGATCACAACTACACGCGGCCGTCGGCCAGTTTCACCTACAAGGTAAACAGGTGCACTTGAATGCACCAATGGGACCTGCAGGTGGAGGAATTGACAAATGGGGGCCATCATGGCTCACAAAAAAGAAAGTTGGCATGCAACTGCGTGAAGAGGGTGACGTGGAATTAGTTCAAAAAGGCGTCAGCCCGCTGAAATCATTCACTAGGAAGACCAAGACGACTGTTCACAGGTTTGTGACACACGAACCCATGTTCAGGGCCAGTGCTATAGCCGGTGACTCGATCATTCCTGACAACCCCGCTGACAAGAAGAAGCATCAAAAATTGGCCAACACACCAGGAACTCCAGAGTTTTTGAATAATCTAAACAGACTGAGCGATAACCCGGCTATTCGTTTCGCCCAGGCCCAGGAAGACCAATTAGGATTTCTTAAAAAAGCGATGGGTACAAGCACAAATGCCGAGAAGGCCAAGAAGTTGTTGACTGATTATGTATCGGGGTACGACGAGTTCTACGGAATCGCTGACAAAGTAAATCTGCCGTTCGACATCAAGGACAGCATTTCCAGTAAATTTAAAGGATTCAACGTCAACACAGATATCAAAGATCTAACCAACAGTGTCACTTCACAGGTGATAGATAATTTCACAGGAGTAAGCAAGGAACTGTTCAAGGACAACGTGTTCGTCAACAGTGCGGGTGAACTGTTCACACTTGGCAAAGATACCTTCGAAGGAATAGGTGGTGGCTTCGACCTGGCCAACAGCAGTCTGAATGCTGTCAAGGGACTCAAAGGAAATCTTTCCGCAGGCAACATTCCTGCAACCATAGCCAACCTATCAAGCATAACACAAAACTACCAGAGCGTGATTGGCGGAAATATAGTGGGTATGACACAGATTAAAAGTCTGGCAACCAAGGTAGGACTGTTCAACGCCTTTGATGCCCAGTTGTCCGGGCAGAATTTCCTACAGAACGTAGGGACAAACCTTGGAGTCAAGTTAGGCCAGTTGGGTAGTTCAATAAAAAGTGCCTTCTCCGGTTTCAAATTCAGTGATGCAAGACTCAAGGAAGACATAAGATTAATTGGCAAGTCACCCGCGGGCATCAACATATATTCGTTTAAATACAAGCATACCGACGGAACATACGAGGGCGTGATGGCACAGGAGGTTCCATGGGCGAGAACAATGACAGACACAGGCTACTATGCCGTAGATTATGGTAAAGTAGATGTTGAATTTAGGAGATTACATTAATGGCATATGGTGGTTCAGGGTCAGGTTCGGGAGGCGCAGGCCTTTCAAACAAGTCAGTGACCTTCAAGGGTTTCAGTTCACGTGCTGACAAGAAGAACTTCAAACTGTACGACTTTGAAGTTGCCAAGCAGGATCTGATCAACAGACTATCAGTGCGTAAGGGCGAAAGGGTTGAGAATCCAGAGTTCGGAACCATCATATACGACGCCATATTCGAACCATTCACTGAAGACCTCAAAGCCGCTGTTGTTGAAGACATCACCGCAAATCTCAACGCAGATCCACGTATCTCAACATCGGAAATACTAGTAACCGAAGCGGACAAGGGCATAGCCATACAGGCCTCAATAACGTATGTGCCACTGAATATCACGGAGAAACTGAAATTCAATTTCGACGAAAACTCACTAATGCGTCTATCTTAAAGTACGCACATTTCCTAACACATAAATACCATTGTAATTACAATGGCCACAACAGATAGACAGAACAGATTATTAGTAGCGGAAGATTGGAGAAAGATCTACCAGGCCTTCCAGCAGGCGGATTTCAAATCATACGATTTCGAGACCCTGAGAAGGACAATGGTGGCATATCTGCGAGAGAACTACCCAGACGATTTCAATGACTTTGTGGAGAGTTCTGAGTACGTTGGACTGATAGATCTTATCGCATACATATCACAGGCACTATCGTTCAGGGTCGATTTGAATGCAAGGGAGAACTTCCTTGAAACAGCAGAGAGAAGGAATTCAATTCTTAGGCTAGCAAGGTTGATCAACTACAACGCCAAGAGAAACAAACCTGCCACCGGTATGCTGAAGGTAGATTCTATTACCACTACGCAGGATGTCAGGGATAGTACAGGAACAAACCTAGCAAACGAAAATATAATCTGGAATGATTCGGCCAACTCAAACTACAGAGAGCAGTTTACTACAATCTTAAACGCGGCCAACCAACCAGGACAACTGTTTGGAAACCCAAGAGAAGCGGGTTCAATCGGCGGTATCACCACTGAAGTTTACACTATTAGTTCAAACCAATTGGATCTACCTATATTCAAATTCCAAAAGTCGATTGGAGGAACGACAAGATCATTTGAAATTGTGCCTAGCTCAATTAACAAATCTGAAAGCATTTATGAAGCCGCCCCTGTACCTGGATCAGGACTGACCTACACCTACAGATCAGACGGATCAGGAGACAGTTCAAACAACACAGGATTCTTCTTCCTGTTCAAACAGGGTACGTTGGCACCCCAGGAATTCTCAGTCGAAACAGCAACCACAAATTATGTCAAAAGTTTTGAAACAAAAAACATCAACGACACCGATGTTTGGCTCTATAAATTAGATCAATTCGGACAGTTGTCTGAATCTTGGACTCCTGTGCCTTCATTGTCAGGAAATAATGCAATATACAATTCGTTGTCAAAAACAGATAGGAATTCTTACAATATTGTCACCAAAACTGACGACGCAATCGATCTTGTGTTTGGAGACGGGAACTTCTCTACAATACCATTGGGAAATTTCAGAACATACTACAGGACCAGTGACAATGCCAAGTACGCTATTCAACCGTCAGACATGCAGGCCATAACTTTAAACGTGCCTTACACAGATGCCAACGGAGCACAACAGTCACTTGGTATGACATTAAGTTTGAAGTCATCGGTGTACAATGCCGCGGCCGCAGAAACAAATGATTCTATAAAAGAGAAAGCGGGACAGGTTTACTATAGTCAGAATAGGATGATCACGGCAGAGGACTATCAAGTGGTTCCTTTGAGTGCATCTCAGGAAATTGTCAAGGTGAGATCGGTCAACAGGTCAGCATCAGGCATATCGAGGGCCAAGGAGATTCTTGATCCAACGGGTGCATACTCCAACGTCACCGTGTTCGCTGAGGACGGAATACTGTACAGGGAGGAGTCCACACAGCAGTTCACGTTCACATTCAACAACAGGAACGAGATCCAGTCTACGATCGACTCATCGGTTGAAGCAAAATTGAAAGAAGCCTACGCCAGACAGTTCTACTATCTGAAGTATGGCACCAAGGACGCCAGCACACTTTCCGCAACATGGAACTCCACGACCACGTCCACGAATACAAACACGGGATTCTTCACTTCAGGTGGCGCATTGGTCATAGGTGATTCAGCCACTTCCAAAATGAAGTTTGCAAAACCAGGTGCGTTGATTAAATTCACTTCACCTGACACAAGAAAATTTTTAAACGGAGTGCTAGTAACATCAACCACTGATAACGCCGAAGATAGGCAATGGGCAAAAATAAGTTCAGTGGTGCTAGATGGAGCCAACGGCGGCACAGGTAATCTCGAGTCGGGAGTGGGACCTGTCACACTCAATAATATAGTGCCCGACGGCAGTGTTATCAACGCAATCATACCAAAATTCACCACAGCATTCTCATCAACACTGGAAACTGATCTTATAGACAGGATAGAGGCCTACGAGAATTTCGGACTCAGGTATGATGTAGATTCAGAGACATGGAAAGTTATCACATCAACAAACCTAAGCACCAGCACAGTGTTCAGTCTTGATAACAAAGGATCAACTGCAGGAACAAACGCAGACGCCAGTTGGTGGTTCAAGTTCACTAACGACGGAAACACATACACTGTACAATACAGGAAATTAGATTATTTCTTTGAATCGGAGTCGCAGAACAAATTTCACTATGATGTAAAAGAAAAGATATACGATTACACCACTGGCAAGAGTGTCAAGGACACAGTAAAGATTTTGAAGACCAACAGCATCGTGTCAACAGGCAACAGCGTGGGCTATCCTATCACGTGGCAAGTGGTAGATGTTGT